CAGCTCGGGAGCATGGCGAAGGCGAAGACGCCGGGCGCTCCGATCACTCCGTGGGGTAAGTGGCCCAAGATAAAGCCGGAAACGGTCGCACCACTGCGCGACGGTATGCCGGACATGTACAACCACCAGCCGACACGGTTCGTTTCGAAAGATGAGGCGAAGGTGCGCGGTTGGAAGCACTTCTGGACCGGCGAGATATGCGTCACCGGCCACCGCGCCGCGCGCTATGTCGCGAACGGCAGTATCTGCGTCGACTGCCAGCGCATCGAGCGCGGCCAGGTACCGGTCTACGGTAAGGGAGTACCTGAGCTTGAGGAAGCGCGCCGACGCAAGTACACGCAGAAGGGTACAGCACCTGCTGGGCCGCCGGTACCTAGCGCTGGCGAGAAGAATTTTTTGGCGAAGTACGCGGAGCTGAAAGACTTCGCGCTCGCTGCCGACGCGTGCGGGCGCAGCGAGTCAGAGTTTTTGGCGATCTTGAGCTGGAACGAGACGTTCCGCGACGCGGTGAACCGGCTCGAAGAGAGCATCGGCGTCACCAGAACTCAGAGCGTTACGGCGGAGTTTGACTGGACCGATGAGAAGCGCCGCGCGTTCCTGATCACGTACGCCAACACGGCGGACATGAAGCAGTCGCTGCGCTCCGTCGGAGCTACAAACGTACAGTTCCACAAGGAGCTGAACAGCAACGGCAAGTTTCAAAAAGATTTTGACGACGCCGGGCAGGTTGCGCGGTCTGTCTTCGACCACGCAGCCTCCGCGGCCGCCACTAAGGGCGACGCGCGCATGCTCGGGCGCATCGCGGCGAACTTTTTCCCGGAAAAGTTCGGTGAGAATCTGAAAGTGGATCTCAACGTCAAGCAAAACCTATCGTTGGACCAAGCCCATGCGCAACTTACCACGCTCCTATCAAGATTTGATCGACAGGGTATACTCGCCGCTCCCGACGCAGCTGATGAAGCTGCTATCGAAGCAGAATTTGAAGTCGTTGAGCCTGCAGGAGTCGACGAAACTGATCCGGATCCTGAGCCAACGAGCGCAGATCCAGGATCAGACCCAAATAGTGACCTGGTTTCAGGATCCTAGTGACCATACAGCGCTCAAAAACTGCCCTCTCGGGAGGGTGCACTACCCGAAGCAGATGCGCTTCTTCGCCCTGGAAAAAACAGACGACGAGATTGCGCTATTTGGTGGCAATCGCACCGGGAAAACGCACTGTGGGTGCTTTGCTGACGTTCTGCACCTCACCGGGCTCTACCCGGACTGGTGGCCCGGACGCCGCTACGCGCATCCGATAGACATGTGGGTCGCGACGGACACTGCGAAGAACACGCGCGACATTTTGCAGGAAAAATTCTGCGGAAAGCCAGGCCAGGAGCAGGCGTACGGCACCGGGATGATTCCTGGCGACCTTTTGGTGCGGCGGACAGTGAAACACGGTCTCGCCGATGCGTTTGAGTCGGTTTTCGTGCGACATGTGTCCGGCGGAATCTCAACGCTGCAGTTCAAGTCGTACGACCAGGGACGAGAGTCGTTCCAGGGCACGCGCCAGCACCGGATCCACTTGGACGAAGAGCCAAAGTTGGAAATCTATACCGAGTGCCTGCTGCGTCTCATGAGCACAGTACCCGGCGAACAGAACGGTACGCTGGTGCTCACCGAAACGCCAATGCTGGGGGTCTCCGAGTTGATGATCGCCTTCATGCCCGAGCTTTCGCCCGAGCCCGACGCAGTGGCCGGAGCGGCGTGGGATATGGGCGAAGAAGAGGGTGTAGTTGTCGATGAAACATCTATTGAGATCGTATAAATGTCTAGAGCCTGCGTTTTTTTAGACATGCAAGACGTACCCCACTTGGGCGAGAAAGAGATGAAGCAGATCCTCGCGGGCGTACCCTCGTGGCAGCTGCAGGCGAGAAAGTCTGGTATCCCTGGTCACGGCACTGGAGCGATCTACCCGATCCCCGAAGACGTGATGAAGATCGAGCCGTTCGACATTCCGTCGCACTGGCCGCGCTCGTATGGGATGGATCCAGGCTGGAACTGCACCGCGGTCATCTGGTTCGCGTGGGACATCGACAACGGCTTCAATGACGCCTCCGGCCAGCGCCGGTATCCGGCGGTGGCGTACGACGAATACTATCGCGGGCAGGCGGATCCTGCCGTGCACGCGGCGGCGATCATGCGCCGCGGCCAGTGGATCCCAGGCGTCATAGACCCCGCCGCGCAGAAGGCGCGCGGCCCTGATGGCGAGCTACTGATCGACGCGTACTGCCGGCTCGGGCTGAAGGTCAGTAAGGCCGACAACACTGTCGTGTCTGGTCTGGTTCAGACCTGGGACATGCTCTCGACACAGCAGCTGCGCGTCTTCAGCACGCTGACGAATTGGTTCAAGGAAGTGCGCCTGTACCGTCGCGACGAGAAAGGCAATATAATAAAAAAGAATGACCACATCATGGACGCGACCAGATATAACGTGATGTCTGGTTTTGATGTGGCGAAGGCTCCGCCGGCCAGCGAGGGCGGCCTACCGTGGTTCAGCTGGGATCCGAACATGGCGACACAGGGTGGTGTGTGGAGCGGCTGATGCCCGTCGGTGAGGTGGAGGCCGAATTCCGCAAGCGCGGCGCGTTCATGTTGGTCGATGTGAAGAGTAGGAAGCTTTGGTTCTATCACTACTCGAAGGACATGATCGGCATCAAGCGCATGATGGCCGCGCTGAAAGGCAGACAGGATGAGATGGTAGATTTTTTAATCGCACGAGCGAGCTACAGAAACAGGGGTGAGACCACATGAGTGTTACGTTGAAATTGGTGCATGAAGAGGGCTTACGTCTACGACAGCAGTCGGCCCACAAGGTTGAAGGGAAGGATCTGACGGGTGCGCCTACCACGACCGTCGATTGGCGTTTCGTGAAGCGTCCGGACTCCAGCGGTAAGGTTGTCGAGGAGTGCCAGCAGGATGAGGACCCGCGGCGTGTCGACTCGAACGGGCGCAAGGTACAGCTGGGCACCTACACCCTGCACATCACCGCCGGCATGAACAACCTGGTGATCGAGCGCAAGGGTAAGGTTGCCCCGTACAGCTTCAAGAACGGCGCGATCCGAAATCAGGTACGCGTCCAGCATCAGCGGCTGATAGACAGCGGCCGAAAAACCAAGGACCAAAAACCCGTGCACGAGTGGAAGAACGATGGGCAGGCACAGTACGTACCCCCTAATTCTTTCAGCGGTGTTTACGTAGGTGATGGTCAGCGCGCAATCCTGGACGAGATGCCGACGTAAATGACGACGAACTCTGGCGACAATATCGACTTGATCTCGTCGATTCCCGGAACGCCTGGAACTCTCCCCGACTCGCCAGGGTTCGAGATTGAGGACGAGGGTGCGCTCATGTCGCGCATCCGCAATTTCTATGATGACGGTGTCGGCGCGTGGGAAGAGAACCGCCGCATGCACTCTGAAGACCTGAACTTCATATACAACGCCGAGGCTATGGGGCAGTGGGATCCTGTCGTGCTCCAGAACCGTCGCGGCAAGCCGTGCTATACCTTCAACCGCTGCTTACAGCCTGTGAACATAGTGGTTGCGGATATGCGCCAGACGCGCCCAGCAGGCAAGGTGCGGCCTTCTTCCGAAGGTGCGTCCGAGTCGACCGCCGAAGTTTTCGCCGGGCTGTGCCGCTCTATCGAGCAGGCCAGCCGCGCTGACCAGATCTACAAAGAGCAGTTCAAGTTCGCTGTTGCTGGCGGCTTCGGTGCGTGGCGCATCATGCCTACCTACATGCAGGACGACGGCGAGGGCGCCTTCGACCAGGTGCTCCGCGTCATCAACATCGCGAACCCGCAGACGGTGGTGTGGGATCCGCAGTGCGCCGACGCGTGCGCGGGCGATGCCAACCGCTGCATCGTCGCGGAACGTATCTCTGACGACATCTACGACAACCTCTACACGACCGGCGACAATCACCGCGGGAACCGATCGAGTTTTAACATGTCCCGCGACAGCTACGGCTGGTTCACGGACAAGGAAGTTCGCATCGCCGAATACTTTGAGCGCGTCCCGCGCGAGAAGTGGATTGCGAAGATGACGGACGGCACCGTCCGTGACTACGACTCCGATCTCAAGGCTACCGAGCAGCACCTCGAAGATCACGACCTGACGCACGAGAAGAGCGGCGTCACCCGCATCGCGCGGAATAAAAAGACTGGCGCGAAGATGATTCGTAAGACCACGAAGTGGCAGGTCATGTGGGTAAAAGTCGACGGCTCCAACATCCTCGAAGGGCCGTACTATTACGACTGGAAGCGCATCCCCGTGGTCCGTTGCCCTGGTCGTTATATCAACATCGAGGGCCGCAAGAAGTTCCAGTCGCTGATACGTCACTCGAAGGACGCGCAGCGCAGTTATAATTCACGGTCCTCGGATATGATTGAGCGCTCAGCGCTCCTACCGAAGGCGCCGTACCTCGTTACCGAGGCGATGATCAAAGGGTACGAGAACGAGTGGAACCAGGCGAATGTCGCCTCGCGTCCGTACCTACCGTACAACGTCGACAAGACCGCGGAAGGCGGCATGCCGTTCCGCACCCCTCCGCTTGATCTGCCGCAGGGCGCTATGGCGCTCGCGCAGATGTCGATCCAAGACATCCAGGCCACCATCGGCTACTTCGACCCCGCCCTCGGTAACGCCGAGGACATGAACCGCGTCTCTGGTAAGGCGCTCGTGCAGCACACGAAACGCTCCGACCTCGGCAGCTACGAGTTCATCGACGGGTACGGGTCAGCGCTCCAGCTCACCTGGGAGATGATGGTCGACATGATCCCAACCGTAATGGACTCCGAGCGCGTCGAGCGCATCATCGGTAAGGACGGCGTCGAGAAGATGGTCGAGCTGAACAAAGAGAACGAGTTCACCGGCGACATCATGCACGACCTCTCGAAGGGATCGTACGACGTTGAGGTAGTGATCGGACCCAGCTTCCAGTCGGCGCGACAGGAAGCGCTCGACACGCTGATCTCGTTCGCTGAAGCTATGCCGAGCGCGGCGCCCGTGATCCAGGACCTGATCGCGAAGAACATCGACTCGCCGGACGCGCAGGAAATGGCGAACCGGCTACGGATTCCGCTGATCCAGCAGGGCATCATCCAGCCGACCGAGAAGGAAAAGAAAGAAGGCGTCGGCTCGAAGAAGAATCAGCAGCAACAGATGCAGGAGCAACAACAGCAGCTTGAGATGCAGTTGCTCCAGGGCAAGACCCAAAAGATGACCGCCGATGCGCAGATCGCGCAGTCGCGCGCCAAGGTCAGCCCGATAGAGCAGCAGAAAATCCAGTACGAGACCGCCGGCAAGCACCTGGCGAACATTAAGCTCGCGCACGAGATTGGGGCGGACAAGAACCAGCAGCAGACCGACATGCAATCGGCGCAGATGGACCTCGCTGCCAAACACGTCGGGCACCTACAGGACGCGACACACGCCGTCCAGCAGCATCAGCTCGACCAGCGCACGCAGCTGTCGCAGCACCTGCAGGACCAGCAGGTACAGCAGTCGCAGGCTGAGGCTGAGTCGCAGCGCGCGCAGCAGGCGCACGAGCTGGAGCTGCAGCGCACTTCCCAGCAGCACGCGGCCGAGATGCAGCGCATGCGCGAGAAGCACGCGCTGACGTTGAAGCATCAATCGGAGTTGAATGAGCAGAAGGTCGCCGCCGCGAAGGCGATGGCCGCTGCCAAACCAAAGAAGCAGAAAAAAGCTGCTTGATCTCGATGTCTGGGTGAGACCTGACCGCCTCGCGAAAGCGTATTTCGTGTAACAGGAGACTTTCATGGCTTTTACTCGTGAAGATTTAGAGAACTATGCAAAGCAACAGCAGAAGCAGGTCGACGACAAGTTGAACCCATTTCGCGGTGCGACACCCGCCCGCGTCGCAGACGCCGCCGCAGTAGCTGCCGTCGCCGCAGGCCAAGTTGATGCCACTCCGGGAGGCAGTGCTGCACGAGCAGCCTCGGATCCGTTAGTTGACGAAGATGCCCCCATCGTTGACGAAGACGGCACACTCGGCGACCCGACCGACTCGGGTGAGGGGACTTCGGACGATGACGCGGACCCGTCCACCGCAACCGTCGACCACAGCGATGAAACGGATCCCAACACGGACTTGACTGGCGAAGATGAGGGTGAAGAGGCTCCCTCCGCTCGGCCGGCACCGAAGAAAGGATCTGCTGAGGAACGCATAGTAGAGCTGAACGATCTGCTCGAAGGCACAAAGATATTTGGTAAGCACATGCAGGGCCAGCTGAAGGATGCTTTAGCTGAGCTGGAGCGGCTCAAGGCCGGCGGTAAACCTACCGTCGCACAGACCGACGCTGCAAGTGCTCCTCCTGTTGTAGAAGACGAGCCGATGCCCGATCTAGCGGACCCGGATATCGCCTTCGATAACGACAAGTATCGAGCCAAGATGCAGAAGTGGACGAAGTCTCAGGCTGTGATAGCTGCTCGCGAGATCGTTCGCGAGATGAGCGGCCAGAATGAGGCGGTGCAGCGTCGTGCAGTAGTCGAGAAGCGAATCGCGGAATTTGCGAAGACGCACAAAGACTACGAGGCGGTGGTTACCAAGAATCCGGTACTCGCGCAGAATCAGCTGTGCACGGACGCAGGTATCGCCGTCGCTCAATCAGAGCACGTCGGCCGCATATTGTACGAGTTTGGAAAGGACTCCGCGTTGGCAATACGCACCGCGAAGCAGTCTCCGGCTCAGCAGTGCATCACCATCGGCAAGTTGATTGCGAAGATCGAAGCCGAAGGTACCACTTCAAAGAACAGCTCCAGGCCCGATGCGCAAACAGGGCAAAAGAAGTCCATCACCAAGGCGCCGCCTCCCCCCACCCCGACAACGGGTGGCGGACGTGTAGCCGGGCGAGATGTCGTCGACCCAAACATGTCGATGGAAGAATTCGCTCGTCGCCACAGAGGCAGCAAACAGTCAGCACGCGAGACCGCACGAAAGGGACGCGGGCTGAACTAAAATAAAGTCGGAAAGGAATAATGGCTAACTCACTCATCACCGCTCAATGGGTCGCACGCAAGGCGCTAGTTTTGCTGCACGCCAAGAGCAACTTCACGGGTCGTACGAACCGTGACTACCAGAGCTTGCTGCCCGGCCCCATCAACGGGGTCATCTTGGGTCAACAGCTCTCGATCCGTCTGCCGTTCCAGTACACTCTGCGTACTGGCCCGCAGATGAACGCACAGAACTCGGTCCAGCGTTTCGCCACCCTGTTGGTCAACCAACAGCTCGGCGTCGACATCAACTTCACCTCGGTGGAGCGCGCGATGTTGCTGAACAACTTCGAAGAGCAAGTGCTCGAACCTGCGATGGCGCGCCTTGCGGCCGGCATCGAGAACTTCACCACGGGCCAGGTCAACAACGTGCCGAAGTTCACGGGCGCCTTCAACACCACGGCAACCTACGACCAGCTGCTCCAGAACGAGCAGTATCTGACGGAAGCTCTGGCGCCGGAAGACGACCGTCGCACCTTCACGGCGACCCCGCAAACCTCGCGGTACTTCGTCCGTGACAACAAAGGCCTCTTCAATCCCGAATCGACGATCTCCGACCAGTGGTTGGAAGGCGTGATTGCGGATAAGGCCGCGGGCTACGTCTGCTTCCGTAACACGAAGCTGCCGACGCACGTCATCGGATCGTTCAGCACCACGGCGGCCCCGGTCGTCAACGGCGCTGGTCAGTCCAACCCCGGCGCGGGTAACGCGTTCGTTTCCACCTTCACCCTGAACACCAACGGCTGGGCGGCGGGTCTCACGACCTTGAACGCAGGCGATGTCATCAGCATTGCGGGCGTGAACGAAGTCGACCCTGAGACGAAGGCGTCCCTCGGCCGTCCCAAGCAGTTCGTCGTGACCGCGACCATCAGCGACACCGCTGGTGCGATCTCGATCCCGATTGCCCCCGGCATCATCACTGGTGGTGCCTACCAGAACGTTGACAACGTGCCGGCTGCCGGCGCGGTCATCAGCGTGTTCGGTCAGAGCGGTGCTGCCGCGATTGCCGCGCTCAACGGCGCGCTGATCAAGCAGTCCCTCGGCTGGTACCGTGACGCGATTGTGTTTGCGAACCCCCCGATGCTCGACCTCAGCCCCCTCGTCAAGATGACGGCTGCGGAAGCGTTCGAAGGGTACAACATCCGCTTCGCGCAACAGTGGGATCCGTCTAACGACGTGCTCCCGGCTCGTCTCGACTCGATTGTCGGTGCAGTGCTCGCTTACCCCGAGCTGGCTGTGCGGAACATCGAAGTCGCGTCGGCTGCCTAACCCATAGGAATATAGAAAATGGCTAACATTCAAGTTGGATATGGGCACGGCGACGTAGTGGGCATTCCGTTCGACTTCTACGGTGGAGCGACCCTGGTAACGGGTTCGACGATCACCATGCAGACGAACCAGCTGCTTCTGAATAACACGAGTGGCGGCGCCATCGCCGTCACCATCAACCTTCCGCTGAACCCGGTGGACGGTTGCTGTGCTGAGATCAGCAACGTGTCAGGCGCAACGGCTGACGTGCTCACGATCACTGCGATCAACGCCAATACTGGCGACGTGATTGCGGCGTCTGGACTTGGCGTCCCGGCAACGATTACCTTGGCGGCTTCAACCGCTGGCGGTAGCGCGGCTGCGACGGTCAAGTACAAGTACACCCTGAACGGCTTCCAGCCGGCTTCGGGCGCGGCAGTGAACCCGCGTACTTGGTTCCGCGTGCAGTAAAAGAAGAAAATCAGCGCCGCTGCCCTCACCCAGTAAGGCGCTGGTGGTGAACGTCCACCTGATTAAGTAGACGTGACTTTTGGAAACCGTTCAGAGCAACGGACCCACCATATTTTGACAGGTACGAGGTTACATCATTATAATAGGTAGCCTCGACCTTAATTACAGGAGATTGTCTATGGGCAAGCACGTACCGCTACCGAGCGACCCTGTTGCTAGATCTATAGAACAGAAACGCAGACGCGCCGCCTACATGAAAGAGCGGTACCGTACTGGCGCGTATATTCCTGCGCGCAAAAAGTTTCCTGGGAAATACAAGGAAAATGATCGAGTACGACAGCAACGTCGTCGCTCCAAGATAAGATCTTTCGTAGGCGACCTTAAGAAGTCGGGCTGCGTAGATTGCGGGTTTTACCATCCGGCTGTTTTGCAGTTCCATCACATGAATCCGGCGGATAAGCTGGGATCTGTGCAGAACCTGATCGCCGGAGGACACAGCGAGCAAGTTGTAAGAGCAGAGATAGGCAAGTGTGTCGTTCTTTGCGCTAACTGCCACGCGATTCGACATTGGACTGAGAGGCAGTAGTGGCGCAGACTAACCAGCAGATCATCACCGAAGCTTTCCAGAAG